TTTCGTCCTTGCCGCGATGCTCGTCTCTTCGTAAGCAGGGAAAGTACAAGCTGACACTTCAAATAATTCAACTTCCTTGATAGTCCAATGGATGTCACCGTTTTCAAGGAACTCGGTTTCCTCGTCAATGATGTTAAAGCCAAAACTGCACTGGTCAACATCGCCTCTCTGAACTCGGCTATACAGATTCATTGCATCAACATCGTTCGGATTGATATCGATGTGTCCCCATAAGCCGTGAGAATCAACCTTCAGTTGCAGTGTACCGGCCTTTGTCCTTCCAAGAACTAAGGTGGTGTCGTGATTGATAAGTGCGCGTATATCATTGGCAAGAGTATTATTGAATGCCTCCGGCGCGATTGATTCGCTAAGTCCGGGAGCAATCTCATACACTCCGCCAAAAACAGCGAAGTATCCTTCAATTGAAAGATTTCCACTGTCATCCCTCGTTGTGAATGTGGTTGGGACAGATCTTACCTGTCTGATATTTCTATCCATTTTTTATTCCTCCTCTTTGAGTTTTTTCTGAAGCCCGATCATATCTGCCGGAATGAAGTTCTCAAGGATCCTCAATTCATCAAGTCCCTCAAGCTGCTCCATGCCTAATCTATCTCTTACTTCGTTTCCGGTTACGATGCCCTTATCAGACAGACCACCGAAAACTTTGTAAATCGTCTCGACATCCCAATCAAGGAGTGAAAGGTAGTTGAGGCGGAAGTACCATTTGTTCGATATGATGAGCTTTTTCGTCATCTCCTGTTGAATCGCAATGCAAAGAGTTTTTATCTTTGAATTAACAAAAGCGTTCCAGGCATTCTTGTTATATTCACCTACTCCCAGGATAAAGGGAGGCACTCCAATAAGTGCGGCCACCGTCTTTTTATCAAGTGTCACGGTGTCGGCGATGGCAAGGTCGGCAAGGGTCAAAGGTTTGACCTGCTCCACATCGAACTGATTTGCGGGGATGAGCCAAGGCTCTCCGACTTCTGAGCTCGCCGCATAAGACTCAAGAAGCTTCTTCCTTCCTTCTGGTGAAGCAAACTCTTCCGTTAATGCATCAACTTTGATTATGATTGAGGGCTTCCACTTTGACTCCATGAATCCCTTCTCTGTTGCGGCGGCCTGCTTTAAATTGTTCGCCACTTCCTTAAGAGCCACCGTCAATCCTTTACCTTTCCAGAGATATGTGGAGTCAGGATTATATACAAAGTGCAATGTCTCTTCCGGATCCCTTGGCTTTCCGTCAATGCAAATCTGATAGTCTCTGTAGCCGATCGGGAGGAAGCTCACTCTTGATGCACTGATGGGTTCAAGGTTCACTAATGCGCCATTGTGCGTATGAGGTACAACCACCGAATTACCTCGGCCATACAGGAGAAGATTCATAACGATTGCATTCATCCAGGTATATCTGGTCATATGCATTTCCGGCTCAATGTCAATCTTGCGGCTAAGTTCGTTAAGGATCCTCTGATCTCCGCGGTCTGTGTTCGACATCAAGTGAATAGTCATTGATGCGATAAGATCAGCTATGGTTTTGCATGCTGTTAAGATCTCAGGATTGTGGTCCAAAGATACATAGCCACTGCAACTGATATCATCTGATCCGGTGAGCCACAACCCCACCGCGTTTGAAGTTCGTTTTTGTTCAATTCGTTTATTTCTTCTTTTTTTGCTCATCATTCACCCCACCAACCTTTTGCCGCCTTGCTTCTTTCCGCGTCTTGGATGCCGCGAATTGTAGCAAATACAGAAGCGTCAAAAAGGTCGATTCTGTTTTTAGGTCCTGTTTTCTCGTATTGCACAGCGTCGTCAATCTTCTCGATCGCTGACACATTAGCAACGCAATATTCATACGCTTCCGAATGCAAATAATAAAGCCGGCCATCCTTGGCCGACTTCTCTATGTGTCTGAAGCCTTGAGACTTTAGGTAATAATATTGTGGCTGGTCAATAATTGAAAAACCAGCTTTTTGCATTGCTGGGAAATATTCTTCTCCGGCGAACTTTCTATCATGGCCAACCTGTCGGATCTTGAATCCCATCTCGCGCATATAAATAAACCAATTCACTATGTCTCCCATGTTCACTGTGGGAGAGCTGCTCATTGTTAGCCAGCCATCATCCATCCACTGATACAGTGGTATGTTGTCTTCGTCTGTTTTTTTTGCCGCCATTGCCACCGGGCAAAAAGCGTGAGTGATAATAATATCAACACCTTGATAGTTGCCATACAGTGCGGCGGCGGTTAAGTCGTGCATCCTTGAAAGATCTGCTCCACCATACCAGTTGATGCCAAGCTTTGACAGTTCCTTGATAGTCCAGTTGTACTTTTTGTCTGAGGCTTTGAATTCTTCAATGTCGAACCAGGCTTTTACGGCGGCTGTGTATATATTCAACCTTCGGCTCAAGAAGTCCTTCCGCTGGATCGGATCATTCTGAGCTTGGAGCGCATCATTTAGTATATCCTGTGGTCTGATCGTCACTCCATAATTTGGATTGGCTTTTTCATGTTGGATCGGGTTTGTGAAATCCACATTGCCTTTATCGTCTTGGTCAGCTCGGCAAACGAATGAAAAGAAGTTGTCGTCCTCGACCATTCCGCTTGCCACTTTGACCGCATACTCCATCTTTGCGTAGCCGAATGAATTCACATCGTCTCCGGCTGTGGTGATGCCAACCATCAATCGATTCGTGAAAGCTGCTTGTGCTTCCTTGAATCGATTGTACTGCGCCGCCTTCTTATAGGCTGCCACTTCATCTGCAATTGCAAAGTTGCAGTTGAAGGAATCCTGTGCATCCGGATTGGATGCCATAATCTGTATATCGATTGAACCATCCGGCCTTCCATCCTTATCCTTGAAGGTGTACTTGATGGAGTGCTCGAATGAGTTGTTTTTTATATCAAAGTCTTTATCAAGCTTTTTGTACTTGATAGAGAATTCGAGAAAGTTAAAACTTTCAAGAGCCTGCTTCAGTGCGGCGGCCACAACATACACTGTGGATCCTGACTTTCTCTGAATGATTGATACAGCTTCAGAGAGTCCGGCAACGAATGTTGTTTTTCCGTTTTTTCTCGGAATAAAAATAAATGCCTCTTTGAATCGTCTTTCTTTGGTTCCCTTATAAAAAAATCCTAGAAGATTGTAGACTATGAATATCTCCCAATCTTCCAGGATGAGGGGCTTACCAAAAAGCGGAGTGCCATCCGGAGCTTCACCTTTTCGGTGAACCAATAACCCTTCCATGATTGATACTGCTGCATCAGCTTCTTTTGTTCGCATTTCGAATTTTGGATTTTTTAAATCTTTAAGGAATCTATCGCAAGCATTTATTCGATCTATGCCGGCAATCTTTTTCCCGGATGTAATATCCTCGGCATATTCAATTGCCCTACTTAAATACTTTTTTGCTTTCATAACTAAATTCCCAAACTTGCTAGTGCATCAGCTAATCCTCCGCTGTCTTCTTTTTTAACGAGTCCTTTTTCGCCGAGGGCTTTCAATCCCTTCGGAGTCAATCCTAAATCTCTCCAATAAGCTAAAGCTTGAGAATTGCATTCCTGGATGACTACAAGAGCCGGATTCTTGACTATGTTAGTTGCTCCGCCTTTGTTGGTATGCTTCACAATGGGATTTCCACCGGACTCATCCCACCACTCTTGTGCTTTGTCCCTCGTCTCAAGTATTCCGGCCAATGTATCAATCACTGTATCGAAAGACTTCTGATAAGTTCCAACCGCTTCGCACTCTCTTTTAATTTTTGATATCCATTTCTTTTTTTCCATCGTTCACTAATATGGCTTTCTTTCCGGTAAGCTGTTCCCATCTTTTTATGATTACATCAACATATTTGGGGTCAAGTTCGCACATATAGCACCTGCGGTTTAATTGTTCACAGGCTATTAGTGTGCTACCACTACCGCCGAAACAGTCAAGAATGCTATCATTTTCTTCTGAAAAGTCTTTCAATATATCTGCAAGCATACCGACAGGCTTTTGTGTCGGATGTACTCGTTCCTCTTTTTCGTCAGCAACAAACCCCTGTTGGATTTTGGTGTACTTTTTTACGCTGTTTCTCTCAATATTTGTCCATGCCAATTCGCAATCACTGTATGGATTTTGAAATTGAATATCTCCAACTTTATCCCATACAATCCAACATTTACCCAAAGGCAATTTGTCAGTGAAATAATTCCCTCCGAAAATAATAGAGTTGTCTGCTTTCTCCAAAATCATATCGAAAGTATCTTTTGACGGTGAAAAACTATCCCATTCATCATCATATTTATTTGCCGTTTTCGGACTACTACCAAAACCTCCAACACCTTTATCGGCTTTTATGCCATAGGGTGGGTCTGTCAAAAGCAGTTGAGCCTTTACCCCATCCATAAGCCTATCAATAACCGTAACATCCGTGGAATCTCCGCAAATAAGTCTATGCTTTCCCAATTCAAAAATGTCTCCAAGCCTTGCTGTTGCCTCGGTTGGAGCATCTGGAATTGTGTCCTGAATCATTTCTTTGTCATCATCTTCTAACTCCGGAGCATCAAATCCGAATTCGGTCATATCTATGTCTGCGATCTCCTGGAGCTCTGAAGCTAACACATTGAAATCCCAATCTGAAAGCTCTGCTGTCTTGTTATGCGCAAGCGCATATGCTTTCCTTTGTTCATCTGTCAGCTCATCAAGTCTTATGATCGGAACTTCTGTCATGCCAAGTTCCTTTGCAGCCAGCAATCTTCCATGTCCTTCAACAATTTGATTGTTCCAGACTCCAATCGGATCATTAAAGCCGAACTCTTCAATCGACTTAACGATTGCTTTCACATCTTCT